ATCTGTTGCATCAATTTTGTTATTAACTGAAACAACATCTGAAGTTAACTTAGTTAATTTTGGTTGTACTTCATTTTTGAATTCGACTATTAGGGCCTTCGCTTCTGTAGCATTCTTTTCTGCACTGGTAGAATTAGCTAATGCTAAATCTATTTTATCATCATATTGACTAATTTTGAATTGAAGATCTACGATTTTTATTTCTAAAGTTGAAACTAATGATTTTGTGTTTGAATAATCTATGGATAACTGGAAGAGTTGATCCCTAACACTATTTAATTCTGCTCTTAAATCTAAAACTTCTTGACCTACTTCTATAACATCTAATTTACTTAGAGCTTCAAAAGTGGTCAATTTATTTTTAAAAACAAAATCTCCAAACTCAGTCATAATAATTTCGACGGTAATTTACAACAGCGGTTTCCCACGTTGTTGCACAGACTGCTCCTATTCGTCTGCTTAAAATTGGATTTGAACAAGTATCCAAACATCTTTTTATACGATTGTAGTAATCTTTACCATGAAGTGATGCTTCTTTTAATAATTCACCAATCATGCTTATCCACATTGTATACTCATGTTCTTCAACAACTGTCCAAACAAATGGATTTTCAATTGATCTTTTTTCTAATTTTCCATACCAAAGTCCTGCGATATTAATAAACTTTCTTTTCAAAAATTGCAATTCACTAAAATCAACAAAAGGTTTTTCTACGTTTTCTTTAACACCTGGTGTTATAATATGACCCTTTTCTTCTAAAATACGTTTACAAGTTAAGTAATTTATCTTGTCCTTATATTTATCCGAAACAGAGGAAATTTTATCATCACCAAAACTTATATTAACAAAATTGTCTCTAAAAGTTTTCAAATCGTAAATTCCTGTTAATTTTATCCAACAATATAATGATAAGATGTCATTACAAATACAATTAACTATTGTAGTCATGTAATCACCGCTTTTGTTACCATGATCTGTTATGTAAACTGTATTGAAATCTACCATCAACGAACATATCGATTCTTGCATTGCCATCCTTCGGGCTTTATACCATGTGTCTCCTGGACGCTTGCAAACTTGGATAATGATGTTAAAAGCACATTCCATTAAATCTCTACTCAACATTTTATCAAAATTTTT